GCTGACATCAAGAAGCAAAAAGGGAAATTTCTTCAAAGACATTATTCATGTCGGTCAGGTCTCAGAAATGGTGCGCCTCGGCTTTTGGTCTCCCCTGACTTATGAGGCTTCACAGTTTGACGACAGCCAACTTGTCTTCAACAGTTCAAAAAGCGAGTACACGGAGGACAGCGTTCAAAGGGCTTTTGAAGAGAACGGCGGCACACAGACGATTGTCAACGCTCTTGACGCTCACCCTGAACGGCAGCACATTCTCGCCTTTGCCCCCTCAGTTCAGGACGCTATCAGTCTCTCAGAGCATTATCCGAACTCGGCTGTCATATACGGCGATATGGATAAGCGTGAGAGGGCTTCAATCATTGATCGTTTCAGAAAGGGCGAAATACGGGTCATATTTAACGTGAGAGTGCTTTCAACGGGCTTTGACTATACAGGTATCGATTGCATTGTTTTAGGCGTTTCTACGGCTTCTATCGCCCTCTATTATCAAATCATCGGACGAGCCACCCGTATTGACCCTCAGAAGAAAGACGCTCTGATAGTTGACCTCGGCGGCAACGTTCAGCGTTTCGGGCGTGTTGAAGACCTGACCTTTGAGAAAGGCAGAATGTGGCGTTTGTTCGGTTCAGGCGGGCGGCTGCTCTCAGGCATACCAATCGCAGACATCGGTCAGTACACCCGTGAGGACACTCAGGCTATTGACGCTCAGGCGGCGCAGCCTATTCAGGTTATGCCTTTCGGCAAATATAAGGGGGAAAAGATAAGCAACATACCTCTTGACTACCGCAAATGGATGATACGAGCTTTTGAGTGGAACAGCCGAAACGTGAAACTGAAAAAATCAATCATGGCAACCCTTTAATCAAGACAACATTAT